CCATATGCTTTACGTACCTTGTTCTCTATGTCATCAATGATCTCAGGTCCCCCCTCAAGGATCTTGTCAATCAAAGCAGGCTTACCTTGGTACTTCTCGCCCTCCCAAGTGTACCAAGCGCCGCCCTTCTCAATGAAGCCTAGCTTACACGCTGCCGTAACAATCTCAGACGGACGGTCAATGCCTATGCCGTGGACTACCTCGTATACTGCCTCTTGGAAAGGAGGAGATACCTTATTCTTTACGACCTTAACCTTAGCCGTGTGTACTCCACCCTTGAGCTTCTGCTTCTCATCAGGAGCTAGGCGAGTAATCTGAAGGCGAACTGAGGAGTAGAACTTTAGTGCGTTACCTCCTGATGTAGTCTCTGGGTTTCCAAACATTACACCAATCTTCTCGCGAGTCTGGTTGACGAAGAATAGGATGGTCTTCGTCTTGGATACCTTGGCGGTTAGCTTACGCAAGGCTTGACTCATCATGCGGGCCTGAAGGCCTATGGAGTTCTTCTCGTTACTACCCTCAATCTCTGCCTTAGGTACGAGAGCAGCTACAGAGTCGACAACTACGATATCAAATCCACCGCTGGAAACAAAATCGTCTGCCATGTCCAGAGCCTGCTCTCCGTAGTCAGGCTGACAAATGACAAGGCTGTCCATATCCACGCCAATAGAAGCAGCGTATACAGGATCCGTAGCATGCTCAGCATCAATGAGTGCGGCACTACCTCCGCGCTTCTGTACCTCTGCGATTGCATGAAGAGTGGTGGTTGACTTTCCTGAGGCTTCTTTACCATAGATTTCGATGACTCGTCCACGTGGGTACCCTCCGACACCTAGCGCTTTATCCAACTCAATAGAGCCTGTAGGTACAGTTTCTACGTCTAGCCTGCCCCTGGAGCCCAGCATAACTGAGCCCACGCCGTAGGTCTTAGTGGCAGCTTCTATAGCTGCGTCCCTCTTCTTTAGCTTATCATCGTCCATACTAAACCTCGTCTTCATCTAAACTAATTAGGTACTCGTCACCGTAAACCGCGCCGAAATGCCATCCAGTAATGAGAGTCCCTAAACCTGCAGAGCACTTGTGGCACTTTACTATCCCTGCAGTATACACAGGAGCATGGGCTTGTCCTACACATATAGAGCACGTATCGCACGTAAGCTGTAGAGAAGTACTAAACATCGTACTTCTTTAGGAGTCTCTTTAGCGTAGCCCGCTCAGCCTTCTCAAGCTTCGCCTTTGTAGTATTCTTTTTCTTGGCTGCACGCTCTGCAGCACTCTCTACTTTCTCAAGCTCCTTAGCTGTCAGGTCCTTCTCGTAGTGAGGCGTTAAACGCAACTCACACGGAGCTATAGTGTAACTATCGTTGTAATAATCTGAGTCTAAGCTCTCACTCTCGACTGTCATATTGAATCGAACAGTTGGATGCACTGCTTTTGATTTAGCTATCCACTCACCTAAAGTTTCTGCACAAAACATAGGATACTGTGCTGCTACAGCAGCAGCCTCAGTAGCTGTTAAGTCCCTCTTATCCATAGAGAACTCCCTGTAGGCAGTTTCCCGATAGCTAGCTAGTGTAACAGTCTTAGTCTTCTTTATCATGAAGTCCCCTCATGTATATTATGGTGGAGTTGAATGTATTTCTCTATGACAATTAGCGCAAACAAGCTCGCACTTAGCTAACTCTAGTTTAGCTTTCTCTAAACCCCAATACCTAAAACTTCGGAAAGCAGGATCCTTGGTATCAGGATCCTTGTGATGAAAGTCTAAAGCATCTAAACATTTTGAGTATCCGCAGTGGATACAGCAACCGCCTAAATAAGCTACATACTTTTCCCTATTACGTTTACCACGTGCGATAGTTCTCAGGTTGTGGCAAGACTTACATAAGGTCTTAGAATGGCGTCCGCCACCTTTACTCATCATGCTAGCTTCGCTAGACTCATTACAGTAAATACATCTATACATATCTTAGTACTATGGGTGGGACTCGAACCCACATGACCTTCCAGCCAAAGGATTTTGAATCCTCCGCGTATACCATTTCGCCACCATAGCTCAAGCCTCATACCACCAGCGATCTACTTCCCTCTCAGGAATCGTAAGATCATCCCAGCGTTCTTGACTAATACGTTCTCTCATTCTCGCGCGAAGCTTACGCCTTAGCAACTTACAGTAAGGTTTAGTTAGCCTGCAATAATCGTGATGAGTGTAACCTCTTGCGTGCTTTGATCTGGACATGTGCCTCCTTTGGCACCGGGTCTCTTTCCCGGCGACTACTTAGAAGCAACAATGTCGGTAACGTATAAACATGCTCTACTGCCTTAGGCTAAAATGTTCGAGACGGAGAGGAATCTAACCTCCCGATCCTAGGAGCGACCTAGTCATATAAGACACTATACGTACGTCTCGATAAGATTGGCGGGACATGAAAGGACTTGAACCTTCATCTCCTGTTTCCAGGCGCTTTCATTAAGCTAAACATCCCATGGCTGCGACGGGAGGGCTCGAACCTCCGACCAAGCGCTTAACAGGCGCACGCTCTACCACTGAGCTACATCGCAAAGTTAGTTGGTTAACATGCGTTAACAGTAACCAACTAATATGTACTAGCTATTAATAGCTGAGCGCATTTCCGCTTCAAAGTCATCCGTTGAGGTATCCCCGGCAACTGCATTACTATTTAAGTAAGAGTCATCGGTCTCACCGGCACCTGTTGAAAGTGCAGGAGCGCTACTACCGCTGCTTAAGGCCTCAAGCTTCTGGGCTGACTCACTCTCGGCAAGAAGAGACTTCATCTTGTCGTAAGGAAGTACAACACCAACGTTCTCAAGGTTGGGCAGTTCTGTGTCTTCGGGAACGTCAGCCGCAGAGGGCTTGATTACAGGAGATACAGTGTATGTGGTGGTCAGTCCTGTACCAATCTTAGTGACAGTCAGGTTGTTACCTGAAAGCAGATCAGTTACGTCGTTCTCACCGTCTGTGATTGCAGAGATAATACCGTTGAAGACGGTAGTGGGAGCTGCATAGATTTGAATCTTTGCATCGCCAGCCTTGAAAGGAACATCCTTGTCAGGGTTGGACTCTGCGAACTTAGCAACATCCTTGCTGGTCTGAACCTTGTCAGCCAAGTCTTGAACGTTGACCATGAACGCTACCTTAGCACGGATATCCTTGATAGCAGCCTTAGCTGCAGGGTCCCGTGACTCTCGCATCTCTTCAATTAGTTCGCAGATAGGACATTCACCTTCAAGGCCGGGCGTCTTCTTAGGACAGAGTACTGGGCCCTTCTCGTTGATGTTCCAATGCTGATGTACTTCTCGCCAGAACTGTCCAGCGAACTCTCCCTCAGCATCCCACTCAGGCATAACGCGAACTTGGTTCTTGTTAGGTTTTGGCTTCCAGAAGTTGTTGAAGGGGCGATTGCCACCCTTCGAAAGCATGGATTCTACGGTCTTTGCGGTCTTGTTAAGTTTGTTAAGATCTAATGCCATTTGTTATGTCTCCGAATTACTTTTATAATATAGGTTAGTTTGTTATTGCTGTTTAAGTTGTTGTGTTCGCAATGAAATGTCTGCTTGTATCTCTGCTCGGTAGTTTGAGGCAGCACTTACTAGCATATCTTTCCTATGGATCATAGCATCTCTAGCAGCCTTCAGCAAGCCAGTCTGTCGCTTCGCATTAAGAAACTGATCTTGTAAAGCCAAGTAATATTGGTTAGTTATGACCTTACTGTCAAGGCCCTTCTCAGTAATCTTGGTGCCGATGCTCACTGCCTCAGACTTGAAGTCGTTATACAATGTCGCGGCCAGCCGTTCAAGCTCTATTTTCAATCTTCCGTCGTAATCTGACGCTAGCTCGTAGGCTGTCGCGTACCAGGAGAATCGTTGCGCATGATCCTCAAACGCGGTGGACAGGTCTGTAGAGTTAATGTACAGATCCTCCTGTAAACTATTGCCGTACTCTTCCTCAGCTATCTTGAACTGCTCAATACCCTTTAATGTTTCTTTACTCATAACGTATCTCCATACTCTAATTCAAATTCTACCAAGTGTGTAGAGTAATACTTATGCTCTTCTTCTGAGAAGCTCTCACCGTTTAGGTACCAGTATTTAGTTCCATTAGGATATTCCCTAGCTGGACCATCTACTCTGTGAGGTACTCCGTTTAGGTACCAGTATTTAGTTCCATCAGGGTATTCAACAGCTGGACCATCCACTCTATGGCATAGATCATTTAGCCGCCACTCTTTAATTCCATCGGCATACTCAATAGCTGGGCCATCTTCTCTGTGGCGATCACCGTTTAGGAACCACATCTTAGCCCCATTAGTATATTCAACAGCTGGTCCATCTTCTCTATGACGCTCACCGTTTAGGTACCACCGCTTAGTTCCATCGGCATACTCTTTTATAGTTGGAGACTGACTCATAGAGTGTCTCCATATTCCAATGAGGCTTCTGTTAGCCAGTGATCCCACTCAGTATCGTCAAACTCGGACAAGTCCCAGTCCTTCTTCTTGGCCCAGCTTGTATCTGAGTAGGTAACGTCTGCTATGAGTGGTACCTTAAACTTGAAATCTTCCATAGCAGCCTTGATAAGCGGTACAAGGTGAAGCTCTTCTTTGTGCAAGTAAATTTGCACCTCATCGTGCACGAAGTTGACTAGCCGCGACTTCGTGCCCTTCAGTATTTCACGTATTCTGACGGCCGCAATCTTAAAAACGTCGGCAGCCGTTCCCTGGACGATAAAGTTTGTGCCCTGCCGCTGTGCAGAGCCCTCCATCCAGAACGTATCTGGATCCCTAGTGAGCGTGGTGGCCCTAGCGTGAGGAAGGTGACGCACCCGTCCGAAGTAGTTGGTCGCATAACTGTTGTTACGTACAAACCTACTACTCTTATTGACAAAGCGTTTAACTCCTACGTACTTGTATAGGTACGCGTCAATGTAACGCTTACACTGTAGGATCCATTCCTTGGGGTGCCTGTTCTTGTACTCATCAGGAATGGGCAGCTGCTCAGACAGTCCTTTAGGTCCAGCACCATAGATGATAGCGAAGTTTACTACCTTGGCTACCTGTCGATAGAACTTTACTATAGCGTACTCAGGATGGTCAGGATCCCCTAAGACCTTCATAGCTTTGTCGTAGTCGTAGCCAAATACTTCACACCCACTACGCATATGGATATCCTGCTGAAGCATGTAAGCTTCGATCAATACAGGATCGTTAGAGAAGTGTGCTGTAAGGCGTACCTCAATCTGAGAATAGTCGATCAGTAGATAGTAGTAGTCACTGCTTGGTACGACAAACGCTGCACGAATCTCCTCACCACGAGGCATCTGCTGCACGTTGGGGTTCTTAACACTCATACGCCCAGTCTTTACATTCGGGTTGAATGAGGGATAGACTAGGCCGTTGACTACGTTCTTAAGGATACCGTCAACGAAGGTATTCTTAAGCTTCGTTATCTTCTTGTACTGCTGGTACTTTTGTACTACAGGGTCGTGTGCTAGGGACTTAAGTACCTTAGAGCCTAGCGAAAGCCGCTCATCAGCTGTGTGAAGCTTCTCGTTCCAGCTGTCTGTATGCTGAGTTAAGGGGACTCCTGCCATAAGCATCGCAGGGGCTACTTGATCCGTAGAGTTGAGGTTCAACTCTGGTATCACTGCGAAGCCCTTAGCTACCGTCCTAGCGCGTTTCTTGTCACACTCTATAGCCTGGGTCGATTTAATCCATGCGACCTGCTGTAGGTGCCTGTGGTAAGGCCACAGAAGGTCCCGTAGCTCCTTGCCCATCGTTACTATACGCTTGTCGTAAGATACTCCAAGGTTCTTAAGGTACTCCACGTCTACATGGATGCCACTCTCTTCGGCGTCAAACAGTACGTTCTGTAGCTTCAGCTCGTTAATGTATAGCTTCTGCAGCTTTGCATTGTCTTTGATATAGCTAATGCACTTATTGTATACGACCCAAGTGTAGTAGGTATCTAGTCCTGCATACTGTCCCATGATTTCACAAGGGACCATGCCGTAATGGATATCTTCCTTCTTAGCATTGTTCTCGTGGTTAGCGTGTACTTCGTGACGGAGGTGAGCCTTTATCTGAGTCTTAGTGAACCCTTGATACCTCATCTCATGCTTCAGGTTATCAGCTTCTGCCTTTATGAAGTCTCTGAAGACTTGTCGACGAGACTTAGCCTCCGTGTCTCGCCAGACATCAATCTCCTTCTCGTTATCACGAGCATCCTTACTGACTAGCCCCTTGTGATAACGACCCATCATGTCACGCCAGCCTGAAGCCATGACCTTGAGCTTACCTGGAGCATTCTCATCATAGAAGTGCCAGATAGTACGCGTATCGTGCACTAGACAATTAAAATCAATACCTTCTCGCTTAAAGAAGTGCCTATCGAACTTAGCGTTGTGTAAGAGTAGAGAGACATCGCTACGGTTGAAGAACTTCTTTAGGTCTTCAACCAAGTCTTCCATGCGAAGCTGTACAGGCTGCTTACCTCCGGTTAGAGAGTCTACATGCCTTACTGGGATATAGAAATGAGTGTCACGCCACCCAAAGGACATACCTACGATACGGTGAGTATTGAACCAGTCAAAACCCTGTGTCTCTGTATCCACTGCTACCATCTTCTCAAGCATTAACTGCTTGTAGAAGATCCTCCACTCCTCCATGGTGTAGATTACATATAGGTCAGCGCCAAAAGCACTGGTATGCTGCATAGGATATTTAGGTCTAGCGTGTTTCATTAATTCATTTTCTGCTTATCTTTTTCTAGGACGATAGGTTCGTGAGAGATAAAGCTATCTGAAATGTCGTCCTGAATGTCGCATAGCTTTTTGGATACACCGTTGTAGTCTAAGTCTGATGAGAGGCTTAGCTTACAGGGGCTTTCAGAAGACTTGTCATCTACTTGCGCTAGAAATATGAAAGGAACTTCATACTTTCTACATAAGTCGGCTAGGTCTTCAACTAGAGGAGCTATCTTTTTTATAAACTGTTCTTCTTTACTCATGTATCCTACCTTCTAGACGAGTTGATGGTGGTTTCTTTGTAAATCTTCTTACTGACCTCGCCATGCTTTTCAGGTTCTCGATGAATCTCTCTCAAAGTATGGTCAGCAGACCGCTTAAGCATGGTACGCCTACGGTCATCTTCGTTCATTAAGCTGAAGGTCTTCAAAGGTACAGGAGAGATAGCAAGGTACGTACACAAGCTACCGCAAGCCGGACACGGAGACTCCTCTTCATCCTTATTATCTACTAAGTCTTCGAAAGCTTCTCCACACTTACACTCAAAGTCGCGCATTATCCAACTCATAATCCATATACCTCCTTGATACCCACCATCAGTAAGTCTATATCTTTCTTCTCTTCCGCAAGCATGCGATGAAAGAAGGGTGACCTAGAGACGTAACCTGCGTCGTAACCTCTACTAGACATAAAACCTGCAAGTCCTGGGGACAGGTCTAGACGAGCAACACCTGTGTCGTGCCAGATCCTGAATACTCGCTGTCCATTTAGAATCAACAGGTGGTAGCTCTTGGTTAAGCTCCATACCTCTGGGCCTAAGTGGCCATGCTTCTTGCTGAAGTATTCTGAATTTATGTAATGCCAGTGCTTAGGCATTCTCTCAGCATTAGGATAGAAAGAAAAAGCGTAGTCAGCCATGGTGTGACTTACCTTCTCATCCCCCTCCGAAATGTAGCCTGGCCTAAAGTACTTAGGAAATTCACCGTCCGCTTGATCCGAATCCATCTTCACCTCTATTCGTTTCGTCATCGAAGCTATCAACTTCGGCAATATCGACTACAGGTACGGGCTTGATCAGTAGCTGAGCAATCCTGTCCCCATTCTTGACAGTATGCATACTGTCTGTGTTGTTGACAAGGAGAACAATGAGTTCTCCTCTATAATTCGAATCAACTGTTCCGGGGGAATTAGCTACAGTAACTCCTCGCTTAGCCAGCCCAGAGCGAGGCCTTACCTGTCCTTCAAAGTCCTCAGGGATAGCAATCTTCCAGCCAGTACTGACAGCTGTAGGAGTAAAGCAGGGCATAACTAGAGGCTTATCTAGTACAGCATATAGATCGAAACCAGCATCTCCCTTGCGGGATTGAGCAGGAAGTACTGCATCTTTATGCATCCTTACAAATCGGACTTTTGCGTAGTGACTATCAAATATCATGCGAACATCTCCCACTTAATAAATGCGTTACTGTGGATGCTTATAGCATCCTGAAGGCTAGAGCTGAGTAGGGACCTAAGGGTACCTCCGTTAGTATCTTTCAACGAGTCACCCGCATCAAGATTGTCTGGGAGATACTCCTTAGGTACATACAATTCAAAGTGTAGTTTAAGATCTGAAATTAAGCTAAGGGTGTCTCTCTTTGCGTCCCGATCGTAGCAAAGAGTAAGTTCTGTTACTTCCCATTCCTGAAGAAGCTCTCTCTGCGAAACGGATAGATGCTTCCCGAACGTTGCGTAACAATCAAAGCCAAGTCTACGTACTGCTAAGCAATCTAAGATACCCTCTACTAACACCACCTCTGGTGTTCGTGGAGGTACATAAGGCCATAAGGTTTTAGCTAACTCGCTCTTGGGACAGTTGATGTACTTACGGTCAACTGTCTTAGGGTCAATAGTTCGAGCAATCCAGGAGATTAGCTGCTGGTTACCTCCGTATACGGGCCACAGAATCCTGTTCTGCATGTTCCCGTAGAACTTACCCTCGACTTTCAAAGGGAAGTTACCTGCAGGTATGTAGTGAACCTGCATGTCCTCCACCTCTCCTCCTGTAACTCCTCTAGCGTCCAAGTATGCGAACGCTGCTTCAGCGCCCTTGTTAGTCATCTCGTCAGCTTGCAATAACCTGACGGCGTACTCTGGAAGACTATCGATAGCCTTGATCCCTAGGTCAATAATCTCCTCTTCTTCATACCTATCAGCATTGAGTGCTTCTTCAATTTCATCAGCACTGGGGCATACTTCTGAGAAGTTGATAAGGCACTGCTTGATAGCTTGGCCTCGCTTCAGTCCTTCGGTCTCTGCTATAAAGTCAAAGACATCTGCTTTACGATTGCTTGTGCCACATTTGAAGCATATGAAGTATCGCTTGTCGATATTCACATACATCTTGTGATTAGTCTCGTCACAGAACGGGCAGCAGACACGCCTCTCTGGTCCTACGCCAGACTTTACCTCAAAGTTACTAGAGAGATAGGAGTCCCAGTCGAACCCCTTACGAAGAACTCGTAACTTATGTGAATGTATTTGGTTAGACATGCGAAGTAGACTCTAGCGCCCAGCGAGGGATATTGCCACTGCATTTAGCGCAAGTGACTTTCTTTATCCTCTCCTTAACTAGATTAGCATCTGACTTGTTTACATACTTCACACAGCCTTTGAAATCCCTACCTGACACGCTGAAGGTGTGCTTCTTACCTTGCATCATTTCTACATGAAAACCCTCGACGGACTTACACTTGAAGCAATACACTGCACCCGCAGGGATTCTACCAGTCTGGAAGTTAATCTTATAAACACACTTGAAACAGATGGTCTTCTTAGGATTAATCTCCGAAGCTATTACATCAATCTCTTTTTGTCCACAGAAGCAACATTCTGTTTGCATTACCTTACCTACGTTTGCTATTTCAATCTTAGGTTTATCATCTTCAGGCATCATCATCCTCTATATCCTGTATGGCCATGCCTCTGAAGAATGTGAAGTAACGGTAGTCAGTAAGGATTGATACAGACCTTCCAGCTATCCCGTTTCGATTCTTAGATACGATAATACGCATCTCACCATCCTCACGTTCCTCCTTTGTCTGAGCTAGCATGAGGCCTACGTCGCAGGTAAACCATTTGGATACAGCGCCAGCAATAGCAGACTCGTCGGGTGTCTCCATTACCATGCCACCCCGGTTGAGCTGGGT